TTTATTTTATTTTATAAAAAAAAATAAATATATATATATATATATGTATTATTAACCTAAAATACATATATAATAAAGGAATAACTCACTTAAATGTGATACTAGGTTTACACCTACTACTAATCAAATTAGCTGTATACTCTTTAAGCTTTTGTTTGCATCGAATAAAATTTATTAATTTTATTTAAAGATTCTAAACTATCTTTAATGTAATTTTCTATTAATAATTCTAATTCGAGAATAATATATGGTATATCATCTTCCCTTAAATTCACACCATGAAGAATCATCTTTTCAACAGAAAATAAAGACCATCCTCTCCAAATATTAATGATATCGCTATCAATAAGACTGAAAACTGGAGGAAATAGTAATATCTTTCCTTTAATCCATTTTAAATATAATTTTGTATTATATTTATTTAGAATTAAGATGTTTTTAAAGAAACTAGTGATACTAAATTTCTTAGTTTGTTTGGACGCAATTAATTCAAGTAACTCTTTAGTGTTTAGTTCATCTATAACCCTCTCAAAATTTTCTTGTAAACTAAATCCATACTCTATGAATAAAGTGGGAAGAATTCCGTAATTTAAGTTAACAGAAATATCAATTTTATGACTAGTTTTAATTTCATCGGAAATAAGAAACTTAATAAAATTCGAAATATAATGCGATATAAAACTTAACTTAATATTTAATGAACCAAAATTTGAAGTATATTTAACCCAGTGAACATTACATTTTGATCGATACTCTAATTGATCTTCACCATATTTAGTTAAGGATTTAGACAATAAATCTAGTGGTAAAGCTCCCATCACACTAGATTTAACAATATTCTGAGTAATTTCTTTTGTTAAACTTTTATTACAAATAGTATAAGCACTAAGAAAATCAGGAATACTTTTATCTCCTAAAATGTCAGGTATGTTATCAAACCTTAAAATAGGATTAGACTTAGTAGTATTAATAACATAATAACTATTAAAATTATTATTTGAATTATTGCTAACTCTCCTAATCCAAAAAAGTTCACCTATTGGCAAACTATCCTTAGGAGGATTTAAGTTCTTAAATTTACTACTAAACCAACCTCCACTAATCATTTTAGGAGATAATTGCAATCTATTTAATAATTGATCTGTACCTGGGACTTGATGTTTCATGCCTATATCAAGAATAGAGTTAATACCAAATCCTCCAAGTATCGAGGGTATTAGAGCGAGAACAGGATCTCCTATCATAACAATTTTCTCCTTAGAGTTTGGTTTAGTATATATTAAACGACAATTCCTCTGGCATAATATATATATCAAATTATTAGGTATTATAGCTCCTCTTACATTACATCGTATAACTGAACTTAAATAACATCCAGCTCTAGTATCAGGATCATAAATAGATTCTTTAAAGAATTCCCCGCTTATCAAACCACTAGTAGACCTAATAGGATATCCACCTATTATCTCACAACTCGGATCATAAGATAATCTAAGAAATTCTCCATTGTTATAGAGGGATAGACCTATTTTAGAAGGTTGTCCAGCATAACCTAGACAGTTAAATAAATTAACTGCCAAACAACCATCTTCTAAATTTTTAGTCATAGCAAAAACGTCATCACCTTGGAGCCATAAATTATTAATTAATAATTGTCTACCAAATAATGATCTGGAATTAGTGTTTAAATTGCGAATATAACAATTAGATAAGAAGGTATTTATAAAAGAAGTTCCTCTTTCCCCAGACTCTAAAGACCTCATTACTTGACTAACATAATTGTCAGTAACACCAGCATCAAGAACAGAAAAAGTCTTAGCTCTTAAGATATATTCGGTTATCCATTTAATATCTTTAAGAACTTGGAAATAATTTTCTTGATTAACCTTCATCTTGTTAAATAAGACTTGAGAAAGAACGTCATATAACTTATTTTGCACAACGATACTATGATTAATATTAAAATCGGAATAATCAAACATAAGACCACTATTATCTTTTAAACTCCTTAATCTTTCTTGATTGGAAATAAATCTCATATCAGCATTAGCTGTAGAGCTATTCCAAGAACTGATTTGTTTAAGTTCAAAAGAAAAATCATGTTGTAAAGGATCTAAAATTGATTCAAAGGTATATAACAAATAACTTTGGGCTAAATACATTAGTAAAGTAGTATTCCAAATTACTCTATTCTTACCTTTTTCATATTTCCTCGCTGCTTTAGAATAATGAACGGGATTATTATATGTTTCATTAATAGCTTTCACGACATCATCGACTTTTACATTCAGTAATGCACCTCTTTTATTAACTCTTATTTTTTCACTTTCAGACCAGAATACTTTAGCGCCTGGACAACCTCCTGAAGCAGACCAAGAAAATTTAATATTAAACCATTCGCGAAAAGTCTTAAATGGTCTATGTAATTTCTTAACCACACTAAAAAACAAACTATTATACATATCTTGCCTAATGATTTCTTCTCTCTTATTAACTGCTTCAATAGTTGAAGAATAAGCTTTATTACTTCTGCTCCCTCCTTTATACAAAGATAACTCTAAGTTAGGGTGTACTTGCCTGGTTATTATTTCACTAATAGGATCATATTTATAAAATTCACTAGGACCTAAGAGACTATCGATTCCGTATAACATCCTAATACCTTCAATACTAAGTATCCCTTTCTGACCATCAAGAAAATATTTATTATCATCTGTAATGGGAATATTAAAAATTGGTAATCTACCTCCTATCCTAACGGTATTTTGAAATTTTTTACAAATCTTGGAAGCTTCTAATATAGTTAATTTAGTAATATTAGAACTAATAAAAAATAAGGTACAAATAAATCCTAAAGGACTAGTAATAGGGCTAATTAGTAATCCAGCTACATTTAAAGAATTCCAACTTTCTTCACAACCTAATTCCAACTGATATAAAAGCACAGAAATTAATGTATAAATGATATCATTTGATAATATAGTATCTTTATTTAGTTTGATTAAGTTATTAAAATCGTAAATTCCTATATTGTTATTAACTCGATTCTTATTAATGAGGATATGCACTACTTTCTTTCCTTTATCTTCCTCACGACCTATGTCAGAAAATGAAAAGTTAAACAATTTCAGGAAATCACCTATCAATAAGTGAGTTTTACCTCCTAGTCTACCTAAGGGTTTAAAGAATAAATTATTTGTTATTTCTAAATTATTTTTATTCAATATTAAATTAGAAATAAAATTAATCTTAGGTAATTCTTTCTCAAGATCTTTAAGAATAAAAATATTTATTGTATTAAATAATTTAACGGGTAAATAAGAGTAAATTTCTCTTGGTAAAGGTTCTATAAATATCCAAGTAACTATATTCCTAAAATTACTATTATTATAGTCATAATGAATCAAAGGAAATTTATCTAAGAATCCTTTGATATCTATAAGTAGATTACAGTGAGATAGAAGTGGTAGTCCTTCTATCTCGCTCAATTTAAAGACGAAATTTTTAAAAGTTTCTTCGACCTTTAAATTGAGATCCGGAAATTCGTTTAAAGAAGTATATTCTTTAAACAAATTGAACCTTTCTTCACAATATCTACCTTGTGAAGCGGCCATATTAGTTTTCCGGCTTACCTAATATGGTAGAAACCGGAGCCTCGCTTTGATTTTTGAACTTAATCAAAGCCCTTAATTGCTCTTGAGAGATATGGGCTTCTTTATCGGATAATTCTGATATAGGAAGATTATCTTTAGGCTTATCATAAACCGGTAGTTCTACAGGTCTTTGTTCTACCTGGACAGGATTAGCCGTATTGACAACCTTAAGATTTAAATCTTTAGGGTCATCAGCTGGTAGTGGTTGCACGGAAATTTGACCTACACTACCAGAAATAGTACCTTCATTAGGAATGGAAGATGAGGAAGAAGCAGGGGTATCTTTACTAATACCGGAATGGTTAGCATTAGTAGTTAATATTTCTACAATATCAGCTGTTCTCTGAGCCCTTTCTTCATCACTTATCTTTATTTTATTAGCCATTTCTTTTGCTAATCTATATAATTTTTCGTTATAAGATTGACCTTTACCACCAAAATCAAAGAGATCATTCTTTATTTCACTAGCTACCTTAACTTTATCTCTATTAGTATTATCAACGAGTTTAGGAATAGCAGTACCTTCAACACTATCTTTTATGACTAAAGCTTTGTTATTTACTTTAGGTAAATTATTAGTACTAATTGGAGTATGTTTAAGATTAACATCAACGTGTGGTGTAATACTTTTAGTAGGACTAGTAGAACGACCAATACCTAAAGGTCTATGATTTCTAAGACTTGAGAAATTTCTCATTTGGACATTAGGAGCTCTGTAAGTGGTATTAATTCTATCATCTAATGGTTCATGGATGGTATTATGATTAGCTAAATGTGAATTGATAACACGAGGACCTTCTGAATTTAACACTTGTGATTTAAGAAGATTAACTTTTTTATTCTTCTTTTCTCTCTTTTCGGGAGATACTTTCTTAGCCACAGATACGTAAGGTAGTTTACCTGGTAAAGGACTAGCTACATTCATAACTGGTATTACCTGATGAGTGATAGGAGCAGACTTATTAATTAATCTCCCCTCTCTAACTACATTTAAATCTTGTGTATTACCAGGACGATTATCCATTGGTCCTTGGTTTCCTACTCTATCAATAATAGGTTCTTGAATTTCATTGTGGTTGGCTAGATGAGCAGGAAATTGACTAGCTGGTACTGCAGTAGTATCTCTGATACAATCTGGTCCTATTCTTTGAGCATCAGTTAACAAAGTTTCGCCACGCATAAACATAGTAAAACTGATTTCATTAACTGCATGATTAAAACTACTTATTATGGCATATTCGTTATCATATAAATCCTGGATAGGCATACCAGAAGGTGGGATAACAGAAATAGAAGGTACTGTTAACTGTTTTCCATCAATTATTCTTTGCCAAACTAAGTGAATTAAGAATTTCTGAGAGTCAGAAATTTCTTCATATACCTTTGCTCCATTAGCTTTTACTCTATTAGTAGTAGAATCATAATTTCTAACAAACCCTGGAATCATGTAATTATCCAAAATATCCTGAGAATTCCTAGGGCCAGAAAATACAGGATTTATAAATTTGGGGGCACTGGGAAATTCTGTTTGCATAGGAACATCCCAAGATGCTAGTTGTATGGTATTATCTTGCCATTCACTACTTTCATACCTATATTTGTTATTATTGTGAATACCTAAATAATACTGGAGTGAAAAATTCATCCCACCATCTTGTAACCAATTAAATCCTTGAAAAACTGGGAAAGATCTACCTACTCTAACTTTGGATTGAATCTCATTAGAATATACTTTAGGAGTCCATTCCTGTTTAGGCCACAAGGGTTGTAAACTAGAAGAAGGTAATACCATATGTATAGGTATTTTCTTTATCATCCATCCCAGACGGTAAGGATGGGATAAGTATATAGGACTATTAGTTAAGTAGTAATCTTTAGGGATTCTAGGTCCCGTTAACCAGAAATAATCACTTAAAGTAAAGCCATACATGACAGAAGTTGCCCTTTTATGGCACATTGACCAAATAGAAGGCGTTTCTAACCTACTTTTCTTATTGAGCCAATTTATATGCCTTTTAGCTAAAGGACTATCTCTCATAGCCGGAGTAGTTAAATCACTATTATGAGCTAAATCTAAAATTCCCCCATCTACGGAAAACGTGTGAGATGGCCAATTAATGCTGACACTTAGAGCATGAGTAATGACAAAAGCATGGTTGAGAAATTGGTTACCCTTCATAACAGTTGCTTCCCATAATGGACTAGGAATAGTCATTTCATGAAACATAAAATCGAAATAAGCTAGACCAGAAAAAACATAGGGTAGCTTTAGCTCATTAGCTCCTGTAGGTTGAATGAATCTACTATTATGAGCTCTGGGTAATTCAACATAAGTAACATTTTCTTCTAAGTTAGATTTAGAAGTTAATGGATAATGAGTTTCAATAACCTCACTAGAAGTAGGAGGACTCTGGTTTCCATTATAAGCTGGAGTTTTTGTGACATCTATCATTAACATTCTAGACATAACTAATTCAAAAGCTAATCTAGCTTCTTCTGCCGAATGAGTTCTAGCCACCATAACTCTTATAGCCTCCTCAATCGTACTTAGATTTATAGGAGCTGTGGCTACAGAGAAGTTCTTAAATTCCGGCCATGGTATATTATCAGCACTCTGTCCAGTAGGATTTCCAAGACCGGGATCTGGAAAATTAACATTAATAAGATCTCTTAAAGGGATAACATCTTCTGGCTCAGTAGCTCCCCAATGGATAATTAAATCTGTAACACCTTCACACTGATAATATAGCCCTGGTATAGTAAACTTAGTCATTAAAGTTTCTGTATCATTATAATCCATAGTTATACCTAACCATGGTTGATTATATTCTTCTATGGATATGGCACAAGTACATATTTCCCTAATGACATCATGACTAAGTCCTTCAGCATCTAATAAGAAAGCTGATCCATTTTGTAACTTTCGGAACATATCTCCGGCGTAACCAAATAAAGAATATTCTCCATCACTAACATGATGAGAACTGAAATTATGGTTTCCCTTCAAAATATTAGCATATTTGCCATCACCAGTAGAAGCTAAATAATGTACACTATCTCTACGTAATGATATAGAATTTGTAGAGTATTGCCAATTTATATGTCCTGGTTTCAATCCTTTAGGATTATATATAGTGTTTCTATCATTAAGAACACTAGCTACTTGAGCCTGAGCCCACCTAGTAAATAATCTATAATAAAGTCTTACGTAAGATTGGCCAGAACTAACATTATTATATAGGTCATAAATTTGATTAAATCTTGATCTTCTAAGTGTTTCATAACTGCTCCCAGTTCTAGAAACATTAGTTCCATAACAACGATGAACTTGAAAAGCTTCATCTATTGTTTTTCTGGCATTAGGACTAATATCTCTACCTTTAATTATATCCAAACAAGATGAATATTGGGGTAAAACAGGTATATTATCTTTAGTCACTAAACCTGATGCTAATCTTCTAACTTTATAAGCGTTAGCTTTAGCCTGATTTATACTAGATAAAAGAATATACTCTTGATTAGTATAACTAGTTTCTGGTAAACGACATACCTCTTTAGGAAACTCAGTGAATAATTCTGTTTTCCTATTAATAGTAATGACTTTATTGTCAGTATCTAGTTTTAAATCGGAAGGACTGAATATGAATGATTGAGGGATAGTACCAAAATACCTATCATAAGAATACTCTAATCCTTCATAATCATTAGACAATAAATATTCACTAGGGATGAGCTGACTGTTACCCAATTCTTTTAACTGAGGAACTAAAATAGTATTGTATTCAGGAATAGCTTTATTCCTGCGTTGACTGTCTTGAATACTATTATTAACATTCTCATAAACGATTACTTCATCATCACCGAAGAAGTTTGTTGAATTAAACCTAGTAATAAACTTACTAAATCTAATCTTTTTACTATTATTGAAAGGAATAAGAGAACAATGATTTTCTCCTTCATTATTCAAATTAATGAAATAGTAAATAAATAAATCTTTTTCTTGAGCTAACAACTTAACAATAAACTCATAGCAATTATCATAAGTTTGAGAATCTTTAATAAATACTAAACTATTAAAATTACTATTAAGGTCCTTCCTAGCGAAGGAACCATTGATATTATATTTAAGTAAAATATTATTGAGAACCTTGGTTAAACAAGATTCTCTATAAGTAACCAAAGGATCATCAATTTTCTCGAGGAAACAGTGTCCCTCTCTTGCTCCCTTAATCATTGGAGGGGTTCTAAATACTTTAGTAAAATTTAAAATATTTTTGGGACTGAGGTTTCGACCCTGGAGTCCCTTAATTTTCTTCATCAAATTAATTCTTCTCTTAAAACGAAGAGAAGAAATAATTCTCCTTGAGGGAGATAAACGTACCCTAGTTTCAAGTCTTTTTCTAATAGACTTGACTTTAAAAGGCACATTAATTATTTTGATTCCCCTCCAAGAATAAGGGTTACATTCTTTCTCCCCTACAGTTAAAAGGGGAGAATGGTAAAATTGTAGACCACAGAAGGTGACACCAATAGAATCCCATTTATCAAAAGCCTTTTGAAGGCCTCCAACAGGAACAGGAACTTCTTTAGGGAGCAAAGGATGGTTAACAACTGTCGCAACCTTCTTTTGGACCATTTTTTGGCCATAGAAAGAAGGAATTTTAACTCCCTTAGAACAAGGGAGATGATAATCTTGGACACCACTGTGTCCAGCGACAATAAAAGGTTCAAGGGTACGGCAGAGGTGAGTCATTTTTACTAATTGTTTAAATATAAACAAAGGAAATAAAATGAGCTTCAAAGTGGAGAGTAAGCGATATAAGAAAAGACGGAGATAATAGATCTGGAAGCTCGAAAGCTAACCGGGTTGCACGGCCTATGTCCTTTGATCTATTTGAAGAAAAATTTGAGAGCGGAAGATAGCAGTTAGATAACAGAATTGGTCTCCCTCTGTTAAGGGCTGGACTGTTTAACCTATGGCAAAAGCCATTCGTCATCCCTGTCAGTCTCTCCACCATACAAGTGTATGGCACGTTCCCTCCCAGTAAAAAATATAGCAACTAGAAGTTACGTTAGCAAACTATCCACTATGCTCTTCGTGAATAGTTCACACCC